ATACGGCGGCACTGTTATCTTCGTAGGCTGTTCCACCTTGAGTGTTGTAAAAACCGATGGTGTTGTCGCTGTAATAAGATAGAGTTTGAATACCACTATTCGCACAACCGATAATCGCATCATAATTTGAAAATGATAAATCAGATTGTTTTATCCACGTTGAAAACGTGCGTATATTTGTGTCTGTCGCAGTACCAAAATCATTTTTGCTTAGATATTCATTACTGCCATTAAACCGCAGAGATTGAGAAACAGTATTAGTGCCTAAAGGACCAGTACCCCCACCAGCCAATGCACCACCGGGATCACCAGAGCCGCCTAATCCAGCAGCAATGTCAATATTAAGACTCATGCATATTTACCTTTAAGTTAACGCACCAGAAACAGATACAAGGATACTATCGTTTCCACTAGCAGCTTTTACATAATAACTAAGATGATAAACGCCAGCAGTTGCTAAAGCTGTAAGAGAAGATGCATTTATAGCTACAATGCCATTTACTGTTGGTTGAGCACCGGCGGCATCTGTTTTTGTAAAAAATATGTTACCAGATTGACCAACAGATTGATTACTAAATGTAATTTCATCTGCAGCACCACACGTTACTTCAAAATTATTGTGTGCTGATAAATCCATAGTTATTACACTAGAAGATGCAGTAACTTGAGAACTTTGACTACCTACTGCCCTACCAGTAATAGCAACTTTAGCTGCAGTAACATCTAAAACATTTGTTCCGCTATGCTGTATACGTAAGCTACCTGTAGTATTGTTTATATAACTATCTGTACCATCGTGATAAAGTGATAAATCATCACCGTCACCAAACCGTATGCGGTCATCTGTTGCTCCACCACTGTCACCTAACTCAATGTTAACACCATTAGTACTTAAAGCACTAGATAAGTTACCGCCGATAGATGGTGCCGGAATAGCTTCAAGCTGTATTGTACCAGCAGTGTCGTTATATGTCAAGACATGATTATCAGTTTTTGTTGCATCCGCATCAAATGTGAGGTTGCCTATAGTTACATTGCCTGTTCCAGCAGGTGAGATAGTTATAGCACCATCCGTATTAGTAGCCGAAATAGTATTGCCATCAATCTTAACATTATCTACACGTAAATCAGTTACGACACTGTTTGTACCAATAGTTACCCCATCAATAGCACCACTATTTACATCTATGTTTGTAATAGCTTGGTTGTTTGCATCCAAAGCCGCACCAAGTGTAGAAGCACTTAGTGTAGTAAATGTACCAGCAGCGGCAGAGTTTGCACCGATTATTGCGCCATCAATAGCACCCGCATCAATATCAACTTTTGATATATCAACTTCGCCCGTGCCGTTAGGTGTAATAGCAATGTTACCATTAGCCCCATCAGCTATAGTAATTACACCAGAGTTTGTACCACTGTTTGTATTTAGAGTTAAATCACCAGTGCCATTAGTTGTAACTGTAACATTAACATTAGAATCGCCTACTCGTACAGTATCTGCATCAAGTTGTACATCACCTGTACCGTTTGGTGCAACAACAATGTTACCGTTTGTATTCGTGCTGCTAACAGTGTTACCATTTACATTAACATTACCAACAGTAGCACCAGAACCATTCAGCTTCAAGCGTTCTGCAGCAGCAGTACCAGTTGACATGGTTTTAAATATCATGTCAAATTCTTCAGAACCCGGACTTAATCCAGTAGTTACAGATTCAACTACACCGCCAATTTCAAGCGTTCCTGAAGCAGTTTCAGTAGAAAACTCAACGCCAGTACCAATGCCAACAGCCGGTGTACCACTGCTTTGTGCTTGCAGTTTAAGTACATCAGTTACAGCATTAGTTGTTGAGTTTTCTACGTTAAGTGTTACGCCTGTATCCGCTACGTGAGTAATGTTTACTTCACTGCTAGCACCTAAATTAATTACAGCCGCATCAGAAGACAGCGTAACATTATCACCAACGTCCAAGTTAGCTGTAATATTAACATTCGTACTAACATCAAGTTGGCCTGTAATATTTACGCCATCTGCATCTGTAGCCAGTTTAGTGCTGTTATCATGTAATAATGTTGCAGCACCATCTTGAGTAAACTGGGCTAAAACTTCATTATTAGCAGCATTTTGAATTTTTAAATCGTTGCTGCTTATTATTAAAGAACCAGTTCCAATGTCTGAAATAAAACTATTACTGCCATCGTGATACACCTCTAAATCAGGAGAAGCACTATTACCAAACGTAAGTTTTTCACTGTCGTCAAGATGCAAACTATCTACAGCTAGTGCGCCAGTAATTGCAACACCCGTTGCTGTTGTTTCAAACTTTTTACTGTTGTCGTGGTATAACGCTACTGCACCATTTACATCTGCTTCAATATAAGTTTCTGCACCTGTGTCACTACGAAGTGTAATGCCATCACCCTGTACAAAAAGTTCACCAGTATTATTTTCAATATAACTATTTGTTCCATCGTGATATAGCTGCAGATCATTACCTGTACCAAAAACACCTTTAGCACTATCTGCAAACTCTAATGCATTATCGCTGGCATCAAACACTACGTTATTAGCTGCACCTGTAAGAGTAACATCGCCAGTAGTAGTTACATTTACAAGATTTGCTGTACCAGATAGGTGAAGGTCTTTATATTCAAGAGAAGATGTACCAAGGTCTAGTGTGTTGGTCGTCTTAGGACGCATTTCTGTAGACGACACAACCACATCTTGCACAGGGCCAACCACGGTAATAGGGCCACCTTCACCAGCCGTGCCATCGTGTGTGTGTCCACTGGTAGCATTAAAGGCTGATTCAATGGCATCATATTCGCCATCAAAGTCAGCAGCGTTAATTACATTACCGTCAGCAATATTATTAGCTGTATCGTTTCTGGTATATCCTGTTCCCATAGTTTTTACCTTCTTGAGTTAGTGGCGTATTCTACTGTTAATGCGTCAAGCGAAAATGGTGGTGCTTCTGTAGCGGAGTCAAACAAAAATGAAACTGCAAATCCAGAACCTACTACTTGACTTTCAAATAGCTTAACTAGCTTTGCACCATATGAAGTTGTACCAAATATTCCCGAACCAAAAAATCCTACAGTGCCTTGCACGTTTTGGATACTAACAGGTGCTGGTTGTACAGTACCCGCTTCGTCAAAGTCTAGCTTTAGACTTAAATCAAATGCTACGCTTCCTTGTGGATCAGTGTACAAAAATATTTTATAAAAAGTTTTTCGTACTCGTGGGTCTTCAATTGGAATGAATGGTGTAGCGAATGATATTGTAATAGGTGTGCCATCAAAGTCGCTACCTGATTCCATTTGATATAGATAGCCATCGTTATTTGCAAACAGCACAACCTCGTTATTTAAGTGGTAGTTACTATCTGCTACATATGCTCGTATGCCTCTAGTTTCTGCATACTGCATATTTGCACCACCCTGCTCTGCAAACTGTGTGGCAATAATGCCTTGAGCATTTTCTTGTGTAATATTGTTGTTATAACCAAGTAATCTGTATTGTGATTTTTCCCTAATGACGCAGCTTGCAAAGTTTGTGTTAGCAGAAATAAGTGTAACTAAATCATCCTGTATGGCTTTTGATACAACCCCTAATCCAAAGTCGCCTATTCTGTCTGTAGCACTTAGCAAACGCAAACCATCAGGTGCTAAGAACATAATGTCACCACCAACTTCTTGTATGGTGTCGCTTTCAATACAACCAATGTCGTTAGTTACTGGTTGCAGCGTAAAGTCTGCTATAGTGTTACCTACTAATCTTTGTATGGATACTTCTGTAAAAATAATTAGCTGGTCACGAAATACTTCTAAGCCTGTAATTGGCGAGCCTACGTTTATAGAACCCGCACCATTTGCTACAGAAAAGTCACTATCAGTATACGGTGCAGTAAAATTAAGTATTGTGCCTTTGCCAAAGAATAAAGCATTTTTAAAATTAGATATAAATGCTGCACCTTTTACATCTGCGGGTGCATCATTTAATGCAGTAAATATGCTAGTATCGTATGTTGCAGGAGCATTTGCCCCATCCACTAATGCTATCTTTTGAGTGCCGTCATAGTTATACTTTGCAAAGCGTGTTCTTGTAGCACCTTCTCTGCTTGTAGATATAAACGTAATAGCAGCATTATCAGCAGGACTTGATGCAAGTGCAGGATCTATACTTAAAGTAGCACCACCTGAAGACACAGTTGCGGTGGCTGTTACTGTGTAAATCTTTTCAACACCAGCTATTGTAAATTGGTCTTGTGCTTGTGGTGCTGCAGTTAAACCATCTACAATAAGAGATGAGCCTGTTTGACTTGCCCCGTTCACTAAAGCTGTTCCATAATTAGGAACATTTATTTTTGTAAACCCTACCCCTGTTGATCTAAATATATCATCATTCTTTGCAATGATGGCTGAACTTTCCCAGCTTGCAACAC